GACGGCTGCCATGGCGCGGCGGCAGGCTCGGCGCGGTGAGGGCGCTCGCTGGGCTGCTGCTGCTGGCCGGATGCGCGGGCGCCGAGCCCGGCAGCCGCACGCCCGATGCCCGCTTCATCCCCTCAAGGTCGGCATCCATGCGGATTACCCGGTCCCGCAGCGCGTTCATCGCCGCATCGAGCGCCGCATCGCGCGCCTTGGCATCGGCGATCTCGCGGTCGGTCACGTCGAGCCGGGCATAGAGCGCCGGCAGCAACCGCACCTCGGTCGTCAGCCCGGCAACCCCGCCCTCGACCCGCGCCACGCTGCTGGAGAGGTTGGCGAGCTGCACGGCCATGGCCTTGGTGTCGCTATCGCTGCGGCTGAAATACAGCACCAGGCCAACGATAGCGGTGGCGAGGACGACCATCTCGCCGACGCCGATCTCGCGCTTGACCGTCAGCCCGACTACGCCGCTCATGGTGATGTCCATGCGCGTGGAAGGCTTTGGCTATTGGCCATCGGGTGATCTCCGGTGGGGTGTGGTGGGGCGCAGCTAGTCGCGGTCGAGTAAGCCGCGCTCGTCATGCCAGAGCCATGCCGTGTGGCAGTGGCCGGGATCTCGGTTAATCCGATCTATGACCACGACGCGCACGGTTCCGATGCGCGAGCCGAGCCGGTGCATTTCCCAACTCCACGCAGAAAGCGTGCAGTCACCCTCGCCGCCAGCCACCGCATTGGCGAGCCTGGACAACGCGCGGCCAACCTGCCGCAGCCAGTACGTCAAGCAGTCGGCCAGGCGATCTGCTGCGCTGCCCGTACCGCGGCAACGCTGTTCGCGGCGTCAATCTGCATCTTCGCAGTGCGCCGCAATTCCTTGATGTAGCTGCCGACCGCACGCCATGCAGCGGCCTGTGCATCCACTTCCGCCGCGACTTCTGCCAGTGTCGGCGTTCCGCCCGTGGCGACGAGTGCGTTTAACTCAGCGACAAGGAACGGGTAGTTGGCCGGGTCAGGTGATGAATCTGCGAGGTACGCCCGAGCCTCGGCCTCGCCCGACTGATATTCCATGGCTTGCCCCGCGCCGGGCGTGATGAACTGAAGCCGGGCAACTTCGGCCGCCTCATCCACCGCGATGATAGCCGCAGCCTTCACCGCTTCAAGCGACGGCCCGAGATCAAGTCGCATGGATCACCACCGTCTCGCTGCTGTATTGCGGCTCGCTGGCGACCGTCACATTGATCGCGCCTGGCGTGGTGGCGGTGAGTGTCAGGCTGCCGCCAGTGACATCCCCAGGCCCCCAGGACACAGCACCGCTGATGGTGACGCTGCACGGGTCCGGCAGGCCGGTGATGGTCGCCTCGTCAACGCCGTCCGCCGTGATGGTCGTGGAGGACACCGCCAGCGCCATGGCGTCACGCGCAACCACCACGCCGTTCAGCAGCCGGTATCCGCCGATGTTGGCGAGGATCGCATCATGCGTGCCCGCGCCAACAACGGCGATGCTGCCGCCTGGGATGAGTGGCACCTGATAGCCCAGCGTCTCGGCGGCACAAGATCCGGCGCCACGGACGCCGCCGAGCGCATCGCATATCGCAAAGAAGGCCATCATCGCTTGGCACCAATGATGGATATGCGGGAAGTGTCGTTGATTTTCATATTAAAGACGCCGGAGAACCGTCCGATGAACATCCAGATTTGATATTGGTATGTTCGCCCCGGTATCAGTTGCTCCGAGTAGGCCATGCCGGTCCCGATGAAAGTCAGCCCGAACCAGTGATCTAGTGTCTCGTCGTAGCGGGCCAGCATCCAGCCCGCCTTGTAGTCCATGTCGCCGGGCGGGTACGAGAAAGTAGCCATGCGTTAGCTCCCCCCTTCGGGTGATACGTAGGTTTCGCCGGGCGATAAGCTGTAGCTAACGCCAGGCGTGGCCATGACGATCACCCGTCCATCGGAGTTGCCCGGCACCGTCACGGTCAGCCCCACCACGCCCTGGATAACGTTGTGCGTATCTTGGCGAGGCACGGTGATGTTGTTGTGTTGCGAAATAGCACTGATGTCGGTGATGGCATTGCCGGTTATCTTCTCGGTGCCGACGATCAGATCCTTCACTTGGATGCTCTGCGAGATGATTTCCTCGGCCGCCAGGTGCGTGGCCTTGATCTCGCCGGCGACAATCTGCTCTGCCCGGATCGCGCCCGCCGCCACCTTGCCAAAGGTTACGCTGTTGGCGGCCAGTTTGTCCGTGGTGATGGCATTGGCCGCGATTACCTCGGCCTGCACGCTGTTGGTCCGCAACTGCCCGCCACTGATCTCCGTGACACCGCCAGGCGTCCAGTCTGCCACCTCCGTCGCGTTGGCCGGCGCACGGCCGATCATCGTCTTGGAGAAGAACAGGTAGGGGTCGTTCTGCGACGTACCCGTCATCACCAACCGCAGCACCGCCAGCACCGCCGTGGCCGGGACGGTGCCGATGATGGAGTGGGAGGCAAAGGCATTATCTTCCGTGCCACCGAGCGGTGATGTCGTTGGCGTGCTGGACAGGCCGCCGACCTGAGCAAAGAAGCCGTCCAGGAAAACGACGTCCAGCCGCCCCGAGCATCGGTGCGTGCCGAGTAGTGCCCTCGCCTGGATCTTCTCGCCAGCCACCACCGGGATGCCGGGCTGCCCCGTGTCCGGCGTCCAGTCCGTGAACGCGCCCTGGCCCGAGTTGATCGCGCTTGGTACATGGAGATACCCGCCGCCGATTGCGCGCGGCACCCAGGTTTGCAGCCCATTTGCCAGCGCAGAACCGAGCGTCGCGGACGGAGAACCGCCGTACTGCGACGCCACCCACCCGTCCGTGGCCCGAGTGAGACAGCTATTCCAGATCAGGTTGCCGCCTCCGACCGATAGCTTTTCGGTCGTCACCGCGCCGCCCGCAATCTTCCCTGCCACGACCGACCCGGCGGCCAGCTTCGGTGTCGAGATTGCGCCGTCAGTAATCTGAGTATCGGTGATCTGCCCGGCAAGTTTCGCCGCCGCCAAACTTTCGATCTGGTCAGAAGTCAGCGTACCGCCCGGCCCAAGCGCCTGCACGGTCGGCACCCACTGACCACCGACGCGGGTATAAAGCCTGTTGTCCAGCGCGTTGACCGCAACCGTCCCGTCATCGGCAACAGCCGACAGGTTCGGAATAATCACAACCGGCTTGATGCCTTGGGCGAACTTGGCCGTGTTGATGATGCCGTCGCCTATGTCATCGACCAGCAGGACGCTGGACGTTGCGTTGACCGGCCCGACATAGGCCGACAGGTTGCCGCTTCGGTCACGCGACCGCAGCCAGTACCAACGCTGCGTGGATGGCGGCAGGCCGGTGCGGATGAACCCGCTGCCAGATGACTGCCCGACATAGTATCGGCCGGAAGTGCTGTTTATCGTGTTTTCGTACACCTCCACCGCCGCGAAATCGAGCGCGGTTGGCAGCGTCCATGAGAGACTGACACCACGCAGGATGCCGGTCGCGGTGATGAGGGTCGGGAGGCCCGGCGCCTCGGTGTCGGGTGCGCCTGTACCATCAACCGCGGCCGTCCACTGGCTGCGGGCAAGCGATGCCACGGCACGAACGCGCACGTTGTAGGTCGTGCCAACCATCACAGGCGAGATCAGCGCGCGGTTCGTATCCGCGTTGACCTGTATCGTGTTCCAGTCGCCGTCGCCGCCGCCACTCACGCGCCACGCCACTTCATGCGCGGTCACAAAGGCATGGCTGGACGGCACCCACTCAATCAGCAGGGCCGGCACAACCGCACCGTCACCCTGAAGCGCAGTGGACGGCGAGACGGTCACGCCAGTCGGCGCAGGAATGTCAATCGGGCTGATGAGCGTATTTTCGGGGTTGTCGCCGTCGGGGATGAACTTGTCATATAGCCACGCATAGGCCGCAGCGACTTCCTCTTGTAGCGTCGCAGTGACGGCCGCGCTTGTCGGGTCGATCTCAAACGCGGTGATGCGGAATGCTTTGTTGGACCAGCCGAGATCCGGCACGGTCAGGCTCACCACCTGCCAGCAGCAGAGCGAAACCCACTCGTAGCGCAACGGAACCTTGACGACGACCGGGTTGCGCGAACGCAGCAGCATCTGCCGCGCAAGCCGCTGCGCCTGTGTGCGATCCGTGACGAACGGCAGGTCGATCTGCTTAGGCTGCTCGCCACCGTCGGCAGCAACCGCGGCATCGTCGCGCATCTGGCCGAACTCTGCGGCCTGGTAGAAATTTTCGGGCGAGACGAACGTGCCGCCGATGACATTAAACATCTCGGCACGCGGCGGACGCGTCTGCACCTGTATCGGCCCGGCCGGGTCGGACAGGTCTAGCGAGGCAGACGGCGCCGTGTACGCGCCGCCATAGAGCCGATATTGGCCCATGATGTAGACTAGTGAGCCAGCACCAGCCGACAGCATAGCTTCGGAAATGTCTATGGGCTTTTCGTCCAGCCCAAACGAGCCGTTCAGCCTGTAGCGCGGCTGCGCCTCGGTGCCGGCTTCGTTCAGCGAAACGGCCTCATCAGACAGATTAGCAGCCGCGATAAAGCTGGCATCGTCAATCTCGGCGGCCGTCGCATCCATACCGAATGGTGAGGTGAGATAATCGCGGACGCAGAGCGCCCAGTTGTCCGTCCAGCCGGCGATGCCGGTACGCGGGTCAACGATGTCCTTCTTGCCGCGGACCAGCGCGGTAACGTTCGGGACACCCGAGAATGTGTTGCGGCTGTAGTACAGGCTCACGCGAATGTAAGTGCAGCCGCGGAGAACGTGGGCACCAGACCAGCCATCCGGGGAAACGCCAGCAAGGCCAAGGTCGCCCTCGGTCTGGTCGCCCAGGAACTTCGTGATGGCGACTTGGTTTGCGTACTTCCCAACCGTGACGGCGCCCGTCACAGGGTCAACCGGCACCTCATCCTCGTTGATCCAGAACCGGTCAATGGACTCGCACGGGTGCCCCGCGAGCACGATCACCATATAAAGCTGCGCCTGATCGGGACCAGCCGAACACACGTAAACAATCGAGCCGCCAACGCGAGCCGTGCCATAGATGACACGGCGAGGCGCGATGGGCGCGCGAATGGATTGCTTGTTGTCTGCCGCCTTGCTGGCGCTGGTCGCCTTGGCGGGCCTGTTCAATCCCAAGGCCGCGCTGATGCCGTAGGAAACGACTGCGCCAACCACAGCGCCGATGATGGTGCCTGCGACGCCGCCGATTGCGGCGCTTACGGCAGCGGATGCGGCGAAGGCCACAACGGCGACGACCAGTGCGGGCATGCGTGATGCTCCCGGTCCCGCTGGCATTGCCTGCGGCGACGGTGATATGATCCCCGTTCGGAATGAACGGAGGATGCGATGCGAGTTGTGGTGTTTGCTCTGATCGCCCTGGCCGGGTGCTCAAGCGCCACGTTGATTGACCCGCCAGATGGCGGCTACGCAGGCATTAAGGCCACTCGGCCCATGCGTGTGCCTCACGCCTTTTCAAGCGTGTGGGAGGTTCCCGTTGGGACGGTGCTTGTTGCTGATCGACGCAACAGCCAAGGGCTGCCCCTGTATTGCGGGCAAGTCTCCCTTGGAGATGCGGTTATTCGGCAGTCTGAGTTTGTCTGCGCCACATACAGAAATGGCGTGCTTGGCATGCGTGCCAATCAGGCGTTTTCCAGCCCACCTTTCGCAGTCCCACCCGGCGCCATCGAAGAAATCCGCATACCCTAGACATGGAAAGGACGCCCCTTTCAGGACGCCCTTTCACCCCTGCCATACCTTGCCAAGCCGTGCCATGCCAAGCCGGAACACGCCTTGCCATGCCGAGGCCCGCCTCGGTTTACCGACGGTCAGCTAGCGACTGAGAACCTCCCAAATCGCGGACGCCAATCGCCGATCCCTACTTGCTCTCCTGCCACGACCAGGAAGTTTCGCACGTCCCTGGCGTTCAGCAATGAGGGCAAAAACTTGACTTCGACAGATGCCGCCCACTCGTCGAAGTGAGGGCGGGTCCGCATCACGCGGCCCGTTCCAACCTTTACGGCCACACGCAGGCGGAAGCGTTCATCTTCCCATAGTTCTTTAGGGTCGCGCGGCCCCACGTACTCCAATGTTGAGTTCCGCTCGACCAATAGCCCAGCTTTGGCGGCAGGTCCGCGCTTCTCTTTCATGGCGCCACGGATCATGGCTGCCTCAAGCATCTGCCATGGAATTACCGGGCCATCTTTGTCCACGTAAAGCCCGCCCAGCCACTCCCGGCGAGCGACTTCCTCAAGGTCCGCGTCAGTCTTCTTCCGCTTGCCTGTGATCTCCGCCACTGCCTTCGAAAAGCGATTCGCTGGGTCTGCCAACTGGCCGTTGTGGAACAGCACGGGACCCGCTCCGGTGATGCGGAAGGTCAAGGTCTGGTAGCCGCTCACGCGCCACCTCCAAGGTTCCAAACCTGGGGGAATGTGCGGCGGCTATCATACTCACCCGTGCGTACCTCTCGCCCCGAAGCCGCGACGTAATCAGGTCGTGGCACTGGTTGCACACCGTCGTCAGCGCATCCAAGCAGTCCAAATCCCACCTGCCGCGCGGCGGATACCTTCGGTGGTGAACCTCCAACCCGTCCGGTGTGTCGCATAGCCGGCATGTCCCATCCCGCAAGAGCGCCTGCTGCCGAAGCATCCGCCATCCTGCGGACGCGATGTATTGCTCGTAGGTCATTTTGAGGTCGCACTATACGGCCACTTTTCCAGCCAGCGCCAGCACATCCCGCGCCAGCGAACACGCAACCGCGTCGCCCTCGTCCGGCGAGCCATCCTCGAAGTAGCTGTACTGATCCAGAACGAACGCGGCTTTCGCCCGGCAGCCCGCCATGGTCCGCGCTGGCGTGGCGGCAATTGCCGCCTGGTGTGCGTGTCCATGCGGTGCCAGGACATCACACTCCGCCAGGAGGCTGGCCGGCCAGCCGCCCGGCGTATCCATCCAAGGATCGGTCAGAGCATTCATGGCGGCGTCGTGCGCCTGGTATGCGACGCAGAGGCCGATCAGTCGGGCATCCGGGTTGGCTGCGGCCGCAGACTGGCCACCCAAGGCGGCCAGCGTAGCAGCAGCGCCGGCCAGCGACCGGCGGGACAGGGCGGGCATCAGTGCGTCCCCTGCCCGTTCTGCATCGCCGGGCTGACGGTGATGGTGACGCTGCCCATGCCGGGCGGTGTCGGGCTGTCCAGAATGTCGGTCTGGCGCAGCGCGTGCGCCATGGCCGGCACCCAATCCAGCCCGAGCTTCGCCCAGAGCTGCGCTCCGGCCCGCTCCCCGAAGGCGCGGATAGCGGTGTTCACCTTCCGCAGCTTCAGGCCATCAGGCGTCTGCGGCTCCATGTCCTCATCCGGCGCCGGCGCTTCGTATCCGCCGGTCTGGCGGATCGCCGGGAGGACCTCGCCGGTGACCCACTTGCGGAACCGATGAGCCACCGTGCCGGGCTTGGTCGCGTCCCGGCTTCGGAGAACCAGGGTGTAGAGGCCGCCCTCGGATACACAGTTGGCCTCGCCCTGACGCCCTATGTTGAACATAGCCCGTTCGTCGTCGTCTAGCGCCTCCGCCGCCTGGGTCGGGTTCTTGATCTCCAGCACCCGGCAGACATCCGCTACTACGAACCACGGCGCGCTGTCCCGATCGACCACACGCACCATTGCTTCCCCCTCGAACAGGAAGGGGGTAATCTTCATCTCTGTCATCTGCTGAGTGTCCTCTCAGTTGATGGTGTAGGGCACGCCTGCCAGGGCGAGCCCGGTGTTAGCCGGCGGCGGGGTTAGGCCTGTGAAGCTTCCCCCGCCGCCGGTGCGCCGCCCGAGGGGCGGCTGGATTCGGCACTGCGCCGCGCTGCATTCAGCAGCGCCACCACCTCACCGTTCATGCTCCGAACATTCTGCTCCGCCTGCTTGCGGAGCCATTCCTTCAGGTCCTCCGGCAGCCTGAAGCGAACCTGGAGATCACTGCTTGCCATGCGCTCCTTTCGATGGCCCGTTGTGGGCCACGGCATTTGGCCCATTTTGGTCCATATCCGTCAAGCACTATTTTGGCCCATAGTGAGCCATGGTTTCAGACGACCACATGATGCGGGTCCGCATGTCGGACGAACTCCGCGCCCGCATTGCCGAGGCGGCTAAGGCGAACAGCCGCTCCATGAACGCGGAGATTGTGCACAGACTGGAGCAGAGCTTCCCGCCGTCCACAGAGGCGCCGCCGCCCTCGCCGGGGACCGAGAAGCCCGCCCCGTCCCAGGAGGAAGTGGAGCGGATGCAGCGATGGATTGCCTACCTGAGGGATATCGAAGCGCGGATTGCGAAAATGGACGCACAGACACGGGCGGCTGTTAACGACCCGCCGCCCAAGCCCGCCCCATAACTCCACCGGTCCACCGTCCGCCAGAGCGCCTGCCCTAAACCGCCCAGGCACGCACCGCGCACCGCAGAGGCGCGAACCGCAGCCCGTCCAGGGACGGTGCGGCAATGCCGTCGCCGGCAACAATGCCGACCACATGCCGGTTGCCCAGTTTCATTAGGCACCAGTCGCCGCGTTGCGCCATCAGCGGCGGGATTTCCGTAGCGCCGAACTCGGACATTGCCGCTGCAACCGCGGCCTCGATCCCGCCGCGCGCGTCTAGCAACTCGTCCAGTTCCTCATCCGTCGCGTAATCGGCTTCCGCCAGCCATGGGGCTGGATGCCGGCCGGTCAGTGCCTCGGTAACGGAACACGCGAACAGGCCGCAGTCATGCACGCCGCTCTCAAAGTAGCGCCCGCGCGCATCGTCCAGGCATTGCGCCAGGCGTTCCGGCCAGTCGGGATGACGCTGCCTAATCAACATGCTGGTTCTTCCAGAAGCTGCCCGCCGGCCACACGATTGTCTTTTCAACCGTGCTGGTCACGAACTGGAACCCAAGGTCGCCGGGATGCAGCCGTTGCTGTTCCTCGTCCGTGTAGCGGCTATTGCGTGGCCGCTCCCAGTCCGCCGTCTTGTTCACGGCGCGCACGGTCACGGTGCAGGTCGGGCCGTATTCGATCGTCATTTGGTCCATGCGGCCGCGGAACCAGACGAACGGGTCAGGTATGACCTGCCAATCCTCATCCAACGCCACTTCGTACAAGATCGCCTCACGCCCCTGGTACGCCTCGGTCATCGCAAGCGCGATGCTGTCGGACGGAACACCGGACAGGCCAACGGTGATATCCGATGTGGCGAGTTCGTTGCTTTCCATGGCTGTGCTGATCGAGCCAAGCCCGCCGACGCCGAAGTACACATCGCCGCCGATCAGGAGGTCTGCCGGCGAGCCGTTGAACCTCATCCAGCCTGACGGGAAACTCAGCGCTACGGCCACTGTGCGGCGCGGTGTCTCTGATGCGACCGCCGCGGCAACGCCCGATGTAAGGCCCCGGCTCATAGCAGGAACCACGCGAGCGCACCGGCCATGGAGCCGATGATGGCCGCAGCGAGATTGGTACGGTTCACCATATCGCTTCCTCGATGTTCAAAACGATGTCGCTAAATCCACCCGGCGCGTAGTCCGTCATCACCGTATCCTCGGACAGTCGCCACACCGCCGCAGGGTTGGTTAGGATCAGCGGCGCGTTCACGTTCGGGCTGCGGCGAATGATCGGCGCAACAAAGAAGTCGCACCACCCCGCGCCGGTAGTGCCGGCGGCATCGCGCACGCGAAAAAGCTGTGGACGGCCAGTCGGATCGAGCACGCTGAAGAAGTCACCGGCCTCGAACCCGATGCCGTCTGCGGTCCATCCCTGGGTGGACAGGATGGTGCCGACACTCGGCAACCGTACCGTAGGCGAGCCGCCGGCAGTGCCGCGGCGCGGAAACGGTGGTGCCCAGGTAAACCGGCCCGCCGTGCCGTTAAGCCCGGCGACGAACCCATCCAGCACACGGCCTTGCGCTGTGGTTAGGTTGTTGAACCGCAGTTCCGCCACCCACCGCGCGCCGGGCAGAGCGATTGATTGCTCTGTGCCGTCAAATGGGCTGCGACCGCCACTCTGCGTATTGGCACGCAGCCCCATTGACATGGAGTTGGGCGGCGGCAGACTGCTCGGAAATGCGACGATTGCCATTAGCGGCGCCCCAGTGTACGCGCGGCGGCGCCGCCGCGATTTGCAGCGGCATAGACCCGCTGTTCGCCCAAGCGGCTGCCCATCTCCACAGCCATCGCCACGCCCTGCTGAATACGCCGCTCAACGCCTGCATCAGCCCCGCGCGCGTCGATATGCCCGATGGTGACACCGCCACCACCGCCGCTCATCTGCACCGGAATGCGCCGGCCATCGGGCAGCGGCACGAACGCCTCGGCGCCGGCACCCTCGCCAAACAGCGCCATCTGTGGCGAGTTGGCGATGCCGCCCTTTGCGTACTTGCGGAGTGGCACAGGACCGTCAGAAGTCATCACGCCGCCCATGGCATGCTTCACTGGCGCACCGAAGATGGCAGAGCCAATGCTTTCCATGATGCCGCCGCTACCGCCAGCCCCGTTAAACGCGTCCTTCACGGCACGCGCCAGCGGTTCGGTGATCGTCAACTTGATAATCAGCTTGGCAAGGTCGTCGGTCAAAGCCTTGAACACGTCGCCCAGGCTCTTGCCGCTTGTAAGCGCCGCCTCAAAGGAACTGGACAGCTTGGCGAACACCTGATCGGTGGATTGCCCTGCGTCGGCCAACTTCTTCTGCGCCTCGCTGTAGCTTTTCTCGGCCAGGTCAATGCCCGCCGCGAACTGCTCCTGCGAGAGTGCGCCCGCGTCCAGCGCCACGTTCAGCGCCTCGACATTGGCGGTATAGGCAGACAGCGCCGCACGCGCGGGGTCGAGTGAGTTCAGAACCCGCTCGGCGCCCTTCGCCGCTGCGTCCTGCGCCTTCTCAAACTCCATGGCGACCTTCGCTGCCGCCAGCAGGTCATCGTCAGGCTTCTCAGTCTTGGCCTTCTTGACCGTCGCCGTAAGCGCCTCATCCCGCCGCTTCATCGCCGCGGTGAGTTCGTCGGTCGCCTGTGCCGCGGTCAACTCACCGGCCGCCTGTGCGCGACGGATGGTGGCAACCTGCTGATTATAGGTCGCCTCGATGCCGATCCGCTTGTCGTAACTCGCGCGCATGGCTGCGAGTGCGGATGCCGCCGCGTCACGCTCGATGCGCGCGCGTTCTTCCGCACCACGGGTCGCCGCGTCAACGCGACCGCGCTCCATGTCTTCCTGCAACTGGATCAGCCGGATTTCCGCCGCCTGCGCCTGTGCCTCAAACACGGACAACGGATCTTCGCCCGCCTGCGACGCGGCCATGCCGACCAAGCCCTGCCGCACGCTGCCGCGCCGCACGCCAGCCGCACCCGAACGCGCCGTCGCTACCGAGGCTTGCGCCGCGGCAATCGCTTCCTCTTGCGTGGATTGCTCAGACAGGAACCGCAGCGCGCGGGTCAGTCCGTCCACCGCGCCGGCCATGACGTTGATAGCGCCAGTCGCAAGCTGGATCGGCCCGAGGTTGCCGACCTTGACCAGAAACTCTTGGACGTTCTGCCCGAGGCTGTCATAGGCCCCGGCCAAGCCGCCGGCCTCCGCAGCGCCGGCACCGCCAACCTGCTTTTCGACCGCGGCCAGGATCAGCCGTTGCGCCTCGGCCGCCTGGCCGGTGGCGACCAGGGTTTGAATGACTTCCTTCTGCGCCGCGGAGAACGACACGCCCGAACGCCCAAGTGCCGTCAGACCCTTAATCGGATCTTCCAGCGCCTTGCCCAACTGCATAGCCGCGCTGTCAATCGAGCCGAAGCCCGTCGCCGCCAAATCCTGTGCAGCCACCAGCGTCCGCTTGAACGTATCGCCCGAGATGTTGCGGAAGGTCAGCAGCTTTTGTGCCGCGGCTTCCACGCCCTCGGTGCTGGCGAGCGTGCTGCGCGCCAACTCCTGCGACATCGTGCGGATCTCGGCGCCCGTCAGCCCGGCAGTCGAGCCGGTGGCCTTGATGATGGCCTCGGTACGCATGCCGAGCCGTTGGAACTGCTCTGCGGCAGAGGTCGCCGCTTTGAAGCCAGCCACCAGTGACAGCGAGCCAGCCGCCGCGGCAGCCATGGACGTGACAAGGCCAGGGATGCCCTTGGTCAATCCGCCAAGGGCACCACTGAACAGGCTGCTGCTATCCGCCGCGTCACGGTTGCTCTTGTTCAGCGTGCCAATAGCGCGGTTCATCCGCGCCATGCCGGTTTCGAGCGCCGCCGCCGCATCTTGCATACCATTGGTCAGCAGGCGGGCATCAGCGCCAATCGTAACCGACAGGTTGCCAGCGGAACCGCTCATGTGCCGGCATCCTTTACCGCGGAATTGTAGGAACGAAACGCGCTCAACAGCCGGCCGCTAACATCGGCAGGCGGCGCCACTTCGGGCTTCCGGTCGAACAGCATGAAATCCGCTGTCGTGAAATGCTTACCATCCGCGCGCTTAACCCACGCGTTCAGCAAGCTGGAAGTCTGCACCGCCATGTGCAGATCAAGCCGACGATCCGGCAGCGGGCTTTCCGCGTCGAACCGCTGCCAGTCAAGCAGTTCCGCAACGCTCACCGTGGCGCGGATCTCGGCCACAGTCTTGCCTAGAGCAAGCGCCAACCGATGCAGGAAAAACCGCGTCGGCTGGCTGGTCAGTTTCCCGCGGCGGCGTCCTGCTGAGCCGACAGCAAGCCATTGTGCCGCAGCACTTCAACCTCAAGCCGTTCCATCAACTTCCAGGGCTGCGCGCGAAGCCAGTCCATGTCGGCCTCACCAAACAGCCGCTCGCCGTCAGGACCGGCCGCGCCCAGCATACCCAGCACCACGCGCGCGGTGTAGTTCCGCCGCTTGGCGTCCGGGTCCGTTTCGGGCGCGCGCGCAGCCTCCCAGGTCAGCAGATCGTCCATGGACAGCGTGCGCAGCCAGATATCGCCGCCCCACTCGGGAGCGGGGAACGGGGCAAGCGCCGGCTTCGCAGCGAGGATAGCCTCACGCGTCAACATCAAACAGTCGCCGCCTCAGTCACCGCGCCGTCAATCTCGATGGTCAGGCTGCTGGTGATCAGGCCATCCACAGAGCCGGAGGCACTGAAGCCCGACACGTAGCCGGCGAACGACACCGTAGTGGCAACGCCGGTCGAGCCGGCGATGCCGGCCGGGATCAGCAGTTGGAAGTTCGTCAGCGCGCCGCTGGCCTGCGCATCGCGCACGTTGTCCTGGCCGGCGTCGCCGTAGTCCAGATGCAACTGCGCCGTGAACTGGCCGTAGTCCGACAGGCCTGTGATCTTCTTGCGCGCCGTGCTGGTCAGATTGGTGGCGTCAATGACCGGCCGCGTCGGTGACGGACCATTGAAGTCCAGCACTTCGCCAACCGTGGTGTAAACTTCGCCTGTGCCGACCGCTGCCTTCAGCAGCGTGCCTTGTGCCCGGATAGCCATGTTGTGTTACTCCGCTGCGAGGATCAGATAAAGGCCGGTGACAACGTGCAGTTCCACGTCATCTAGGTACTCACTCCGCTGCCCGGCCCGGCGTGCAGAGACTATGGTTTGCCCGCCGTTGTACCCATCGAGCGCATCGCGCACGGCAAGCGAGAGGTTTTGCGCCGCGACGGCATCGCCAGCCACGCAGCCGATAGCCAGTTGCACCCGGTCCACCACACCGCGACCACTAAGCGTGGCGAGGTTGTCGCCCTCGGTACGGGCCTGCACGATGTACGGACGCGCAGCACCCTCGGGCGCCAGGTGCGGATAAATGCGGGTGCCAACCAGCGCCGTCACCGCGGGCGATGTGGAAAGCAGTTCAAACACCGCTTGCTCTAGGATCATTTGGAACCCCTAGACAGCCGCTTGACCGCAGCATCCACCCGCTTTTGCATCTCGATATTGAGCCGCGCATAGAAGGCCGTTTTCGCACCCTCGACCGCACGGAAAAAGAACGGCCGGGCGCGTTGGTGATTGGTGCCTTTCTCTAGGAAGTGGCCCCAGAACGCCGCGCCGCTGCCGATGCTGACGCTGCCGAACGCGCCGTGGACCGTGCCCTTGCGAGCGCGGCGGCGGACGATGTTCTGATACAGCCGCCCGAAGTCATAGGAGACAGACATGGGCTTTACGAGCCGCATCTTCGTGCGCTGCCGCCCCTTGCCCCGATGCGTGGTCCATACCCGCCGCGTCTTGCGCGACGATTCCTTGCCCCGTGGTGCCGCCGCGCGAACCGCCTTCTGGATCACGCCGGACGCGGCGAAGATCGCGCCTTGTAGTTCCTTCCGCTGCAACTCGCCCGGCAGGTTGCGGAATACATTGAGTATCGGCGCTTTGTCAGAGACATGCACCGACACAAGCTGCTTGACGGCCATTAGCCCTCACCCGGTACGAACGCCGTGCAGCGCAACTCCAGCCCTTCGCGCCGGCCGATCATCGCCACGCTGCGGATGTCCCAGATCAGCCCGTCATGCGTGAGCCGCCATGACGAGATGATGTCGGCGCGATACCGCACCGTGAACAGCGTTTCCGTCTCAGCCTGGCGGGCCATCGCTGCGAAATACTCGCTGCCGCGCGCATCGCGCCGGCCTGCCCAGATGGTGGCCACGTCCGTCCATGCCTCAACAGCCTGGCCGGCGGCGCCCTGCGTCACGGTCGGGCGTTGCAGGACAACCTGCATATCCATCCGGCCGGCGATCACCAGAACACCCGATACGGCTGCACCAGCCGCTTGAACGTGGGGTTATCCTGCAACCGCGCCGAGCCAGAGGCTTCGCGGTTGGCGTAAAGGTCACCCACAGCCAGCAGCAGAGCCGCCCTGAGAGGCTGCGGAACCTGGCTGGCACTCGCATACCCTGCCTGGTACGCAACCCGCACAGCGCCACGCACGCCGCCCGCTGTGCTGGGCCAGTAGCCGGAAGCGCGAGGGTACACGCGCGCCGGCTGTGCGGTCGGACCAGCCGGCGCATCAACCTGATAGGCGGCGGGATCAAGCGCCGTCTCGGTGCCGTCCGCGGCCACGGTCGTCAGGCTCACCACTTCAACGAGTGGCGGGTAAGGCAATTCGATGCACCCACCGCCTGCGGGAAAGCACGGCAGCCGCAGTTCCCAGTCCTGCACCATCAGCGCGCGGCCAGTAATGGCCTCGACCTGCTGACGTGCCGCCACGATCCACGCAGCGACCAGCGCATCCTCATCGTTGCCGTCCAGGCGCAAATGCACGCGCGCCTCGGCCAGCGTAATCGGCTCAGAGGCAGGCGTGCCGGTTTGGATCAGCATGGGCCGCCTCCGTAGAAGGAAAGAAGTGGCGACGCCCGAAGGCGCCGCCGGTTAGGCTTAGGCCGAGACGACCAGGGCCTTGATGACATCGGGGTTGAGCAACCCGCCGCCCACGCGCTTGGTCGTGTAGAACATCACGTAAGGCTTGTTGGTGAACGGATCGCGCAGGACGCGAACGCCAACGCGGTCGATGATCAGATAGCCCTGCGCGAAGTTACCGAACAGAACCGGCGTCTCGTCCGCCTCTACGTTCGGCATACCCGGCATCTCGGTGATGGGGTAGCCGAGGATGCTGCCCGGCTGGCCCGCCACGTAGGTCGGCTGCCACAGGTAGTTGCCCTGGCCGTCCTTCAGCAGACGGGCCTGGTTCTGGGTGTCGCGGTTCATAATGAACCGGGCGCCCCCAGTGAACTCGGACTTCAGCGCATAGACCAGATTGACCAGGCCGTCCGCGGTCAGGGCCGCAGCCGAACCGCTGTTGACCACGCCGATGGCGCCCCACGGGTGAGCCGTCGCCGCGCTGCCGCCGGTCACGTAGTTCAGGATGCCCTGCGGACGGTTGGTGCCGTTGCCGGTCAGAAACGCAACGCCTTCCTGATAGGCAAACTCGGTCATCACCTCGTTGGCGAGCCACGCCTCAAGGTTCACCTCGGCGTCGTCAAGCATCTGCTGCGTCGCAGACGGATTGGCGTAGATCTCGCCCGGCGTGTAGGTGAGTTCACCGAAGGTCGGCGTGGCAGTCTCGGTGCGGGAGGCAGTCTCGCCAACCCAGCCCGAAGTCGCGCCGCGGTTGTTGAACAACTTCTTGAAGCCGGCGGTGCTGATGTTCTGCACGGCGCAGATCGAACGCATGGGCGAAACCTGCACCAGACGGTCGGTGATGGTGCGGTCCCACTCGACCGGCGCCAGGTAGCCACCCTCGGAAGCCGTGCCCTTGTTCAGAGAGGCAGACACATCGCCCTTTTTGAAGTGGGCGCGGAAGGCGTCGGTGTATTCGCGGTCCTTCGGGCCGTTGCCGGCGGAAACGCCGCCCAGGGACAGGGCCGCGATCTTGGCGTTGGCTTCGTCCACGGCGGCCTGCATCTTGCCCAGTTCGGCGTTGATGCGGTCCACCTTCTCGGCCTTGACCACATCGGCATTGCCGCGCTTGATCTCGGCAAGCTGCTCGGTGTGTTCCGCCTTGAAGTCGGCGAAAGTCTTCTGGAGGCTGTCGATGACAGCCTTTACTTCGTCAGCCATGGTTTTGAACCTTAACGCTGGAGAGATTGAACTAGCTGCCGAAGGGCAACTAGGTAGTCAGCGCCAGCGCTAGGCGTGGCAGTCTCAGCGGCAGCGTCATGCGTGCCACTGGATAGGTCGCGGAACAGGTTGCGGCGCTCAGAGCGCGGCATCCCCTGCTTCGCCATGATTGTGTCCAGACGGTGCCGAGCGCGGATGTCGGCGCGGGCCGTGGTGCCGCCATCGGCGGTCGGCGCGTCGTCAATCACACCGTCAGCGAACCCGAGTTCCACCGCCTGGGCGCTCGCCATCCACGTCTCTGCATCCATCAGCCCGGCGATTTCCTTAGCGTCGCCGCCAGTCCGGTGCGCGTAGATGTCCGCCATGGCAGCGTCGAACGGCGCCAGGGTGGCCGCGATCTCGGCATGCGCGTTGCGGTCGCCATAGATGCCGATGCTGGCGTTGTGGATCATAAAGAATGCACCGCGGCCCATGGCGATCTCGTCGCCCGCCATGGCGATAACCGAAGCCGCCGAGGCCGCAATGCCCATCACATGGACCGTCACCTTATGCGGGTGCTGGGCCAGCATGTTGTAAATGGCGATGCCCTCAAACATATCGCCGCCAGGGCTGTTGACGCTCACCGTCACATCACGCGAACCGATGGATCGCAGCACGCCAGCCATGCGTTTGGCCGTCCAGCCGCCACCGGAAAAGATGTCCTCGCCGATATAGTCGTGGACGCTGATCGTCGCGCCGTCATCATCTGCCGCGGCAACGGGCGACCAACGCTCCAACGCCTTGACCGGCGCATCCCAAGCCAACGCGGCGGGCCGGTCGAATGCCTGGATCGCAGGCAGCTTGCGGAGGCTCATGGTGCGGGTTCCCCCTTGGGCTGCGTCATCGGATTGGTCAGCGCATCGGCGCTCGGGTCTTTGCTGCGGCTAAGTTCCTGCAAGCCGCGAACCTCGTTCTGCGAGAGCCACGGGCTATGCCCACCAGAACCAAGCGCCTTGGCAAAGAAATCAGCCTGATCCTTCAGCGTGCCGCGAAGCAATGCACGCTCGTTGAACTTGGCCTTGTACTTTTTCTTCTCGGCGCCAACCAACAGCGACCGCGCGATGGCCTGCTCCCATGACGTGAACCACGGCTGCAAGGCATGCTGGACAAAGAAGATGCCCAACTGTTCTATGCCACTGCCCCAGGACGTGTCATCCATCATCAGCAACGGCCGAGGCACGCCGAATACGCGGGCGATTTCCTCGATCTGGTGCTTGCGATGCTCGATGTGCTGGCTATCAGAGGCCGTCGCCGCGAACTTCTCCGCGGTCATGCCTTCTTCAAGCACCATCCACTTGTGCGCGTTCTCTGCACCGGAGTAGCGAGATTCAATGCTTTCCCGCAGCCGCGCCAGGGCATCGTTGCTCAGTTTGCCCGGGTGGTTCAGCGCGCCGCCCACCATCATGCCGTTGCGGAACAGCCGCGCCGCCGCCTGCTCAGTCTGCATGGCGAGGCCGATAGCCTCCTTCGCCATGCGGGTCCGCGACAGGCCCAGCAGCCCATCGAACGACAGGCCGCGGAGGTGGAACACATCGCTGCCCGGCAGCGTCACACGTCCGCCATCGTCGCGGGTCCACACATACTCAACGGACCAATCCGGCTTCTGCTTCGGCTCAACCCGCGCCGGGTCCATCGGCACCAGGCGAATGATCCGGCCGCCCGACCGGACGATGAGCGCATAGGCATTGCCGTGGATCAGCGCCCGCATTTGCATGAGCGAGCGGAACTCCATGGCGGTCTGCCAGTTGTTCGGCTCGCTGTGCAGGATGTCGAACAGCGGATGCGCTTCGGCCTTCGCGTTCGTGTCGTCATCATGCCGTAGGTGCAGCGGCAACATACCAATGGCGCTGGAAATCAGATCCACGCACCGGAACACGGTCGAGTTGTGCAGCGCGGAAAGCGCCGTCACATAGGTGCCCGATCCGGTTTCCGCGCCACCGCGCATGAAATCCAGCAGAGACGGGTCATCCAAGCCGGTGAACGTGCCGCCGGCCGAAGCCATGGGCACGCCATTCGGCCGCGTGGCCGATGACGGCCCGCGCCTGAATAGGTCCAAAATGCCCATGGAAAATCCTAAAACATGAGAACGCCGCGGTCCTCGTAGACCGACGGGCCTTCGATCTCGCCGGGATCACCCGCCGTCGCCACAGCCATCGCAAGCGCGATCATGCCGTCTATGCGGCGGCTGGTAGCCAGCTTCACCAGCTTGCGGTTGCCCGCCGGGTCCGACTTCACCACGGCGTTTGCCGCACACATGGACAGCACAGGATGACCGCCGTGGCGCATCTTGCCGTTCAGCAGCACACCATCCATGGCTCGCAATGCCGGGGTCATCGACTGGAACCCCTGGCCGAACTCCACGAACCGTTCAATCTCATCCTGCGTCGCGCCGGCACGCTCTAGCGCCGGCTGAAAAAACCGCATGTTCCAGCGGTCAAACGCGATCTTGGCTATCTGCTCAGAGCGCATCAGGTCCAGCACCACAGGCGCCACCCAGTCGTAATCGACCGTGCGCCCCGGCGTGGCGACGAGATGCCCTTCCTTGTGCCACACGTCATAGGGCACACGATCCGCCCGCGCCTTCTCCCGCAAGTCCTCGCCAGGCAGCCAGAACAGCGGGCGCACATGCAACTCGCCGTCGATCCATGCCAGCCGAACAAATGCGGTAAGGTCATTCGCCGCGGACAAATCCAGCCCGGCAAAAACCTCGGCGCCGGACCAATCATCGGCCGGCTTGCCAGCGCATGCGTCCCACAGACCGCGGGATATGTATGGCGCGTCAGCCGAAACCCGCTGATTTAGGAACAGCCAGCGGAATGACTGCTCCTGCGCCGGCGACACTATCGCCCGCTTGCAGTAATCCTCCATGTCCTGTTCCGACCGGAACACCCCAAGCGCGGGATTTGCCGCCGCCCATGCATCTCGGTCGCTCAGTTCGCAACTCTCGTTGGCCGCATAGAGATGCGACACAACGCGCGGTGACGGGTGATCGCGCGCCTTATCAAGCCAGTCGGAAAACAAGTCGCCGTCCGTCGCGGCCTGTGTCGAGATTGCCAGCAACAGCGGCGCATCATGCGCACCCTGCGCCGTCTCGATGGCCTCGATAAAGGCGTCCGTCATCCCCTTGACCTGGCCGACTTCATCGAGGATCGCCAGCACCGGGGAAAGCCCGTGCGCCGTCCCGGCTTCTGCGCTAATCGCCTTGAACTCTACGTTCATCGGTAGGCCCATCAGCGTCTTTTTCGATGGGATGGACCGGACCAGCTTCGCCAGATCGGGGTTGAGGTAAACCATCTTCTCGGCCAGATCGAACACCAGCCCGGCCTGCTCACGCGACCGGGCGCCGCTGATGATCTGAGAGTTTAGCCTCGCCTCCGGTCCGACCAAATGCGCAAGCACAAGGCAAGCAATAGTCGCCGTCTTGCCGTTCTTCCGCGCAATGGACAAGTACGCCCGCGATGTACCGGCGGGATTGTCATACACGGCCCGGATAAACCGTTCCTGAAATGGCAGAAGCCGCAGCGGCTTGCCAACCTTCGCGCCGCTAGGAACCCGGCAGTATTGGTGGATAAAGGCGATTACTCGATCCGCACGCGACCGCGCCTTAGTTCGGGCGGGCAAGCAGGTCATCATCCAGCGGGTTGTCAGCCTCTACAGCCTTCGCCTGCCCGCGGCGCTTTGCCACGTCCCGAGCCTCGCCCCCTTGCGCGCGCGCGTGAAGGGACAACGACCGGCGGAAGGAAAGGATGGACGATGCGTGCATCTGCACCACCGTCTTGCGCGGGTTGACGACCGGCGTGCCCTTGTCCGTCTTGGAAACCGAACCCTCTAGCCGCAACTCGCGCTGCTCATGCGCCAGGTCCGCCATCGTGCGAGCCAGCATCGCCGCAAGTTCAAGCTGGTGCGCCGTCCATTCCGACCGGGCGAACTCAGCCAGCACCGAGGCGAAAAACCCCATGTCGCACTGGTCCAGCGGGACGTTAGACGGCGGCTCAATGGTGCGCGTGGCCGCAGCCATCACCCGCACGGCGCCGGTCAGGCTGTCCACGCGCTGGCGGCGGGGCTTGCTGCTCATCGGAAATCCTGTGTTAGCGCAGAGAAAAGAGGGGGCATCGGTCCCTGGACGCGACAGGTCCAGACTTTGAGACGCCCCCCCTATCATCCAATCGGCCACCCGTCCGGCCCGACCGCACGCAGGGCATCGCGGCCCGTCGATTGGCGTCCAGTTCGGTGTCGGTGGCAGGGAGTGCAGAGAGGGCGGCAGTTGTCAGGGTCCAGCCGTAGCGGGTCCGCAAGGCCGTTGAATGGCTTGATGTGGTCAACCTCTCGCGCCGCAGTCACACGACCCTCGGCAGAGCACATGCGGCATAGCGGCTCATCGGTCAGGACCTGGAGCCGAAGCCGCGTCCAGTCCGACCCATAGCCGCGGGCGTGGCGTGAGGTGGTGTGGCGCCAGCCAGTCATCAGCCCCTCAACGCAAAACGCCCGGCAGCCATTTCTGGCTCCGGGCGCAAATATCCGGGGTCACATTGCGCCGCTTTTCGTGAGGCCGTCAATAGGTTTTCTCCGCCGCCCACATCTCGCCATCCCAGCGCGCCGGCAGGTGGTCGAGGCGGTCGAGTGCCGCGTGCAGCGTGGCCAGCCAGTGCACTCCGGGGTGCTTGCCCCGCAGCATGCCCATCAGGATCTCAGCAGGCCGGCCGGTGAAGCGCTTCATCTCCCGGTGAAAGTGGTCCTCTGCTTCGGCCTCCTCGATATCGCCCACAGGTACGGCGCCACGCGGCCCGGCCTCGAGGTCGGCCGTCATCCTCGGCTCCAGCCCAGCAGCCCGCCACAGCGCCAGCAGCGCCGCTGCATTGGCGTGCTGCCGGTCATTGATCTGGCCACGGGCAGCGAGGCGGTCCACCAGGTGGCTGTCGCTGTAGCGCAGCACGTCCGTGCGGATGAGGCGGTCACCATCACCGGCCGGGAGAGCCACGGTGACGACGGACGATGGTCTGGCCTGCATGGCGTGGCCATTGGCGCCACGGTCGAGGGCTGGTGGCTGGGCGGCCCGTCGCTGCTTCCGACTCAAGCCGCCGCCCTCCCGCCACTGGTGGTCGCCGTCCATCGCGCCAGCTCCAGCGGGCACCAGAGCGCATCGTCCAGCCTGCTGAACTCCCTCAGCGCCCTCACCCGCGCCTGGGTGTCGGCAAAGCCCCAGGCGGCCACCAGGAGAGCCCACACGGCCCGGCTGGTCTGGCGCGGCTCGGAGATCAGCGGGCGGCTGATGTCGCCGGCGGGAGTGCGGTCGCGGCCGAGCGGCATCGGGAGGATGCGGAGGGAGACGATGTGGCCGTCGGCGTCGAGGGAGGCGACGAGCCAGGCGGAGGTGGAGGTCATGCCCAGCAGAGCGCCCGGGCGCCAGGTATCTCCGCCTCAATGTCCCGCTCGAACAGCAAGGTGTACCCGTTGGCGCTGAACATCTCCCGAAGCTGCGGCTCGGAGACGGCGCGGCCGGAATAAGACCCGAGGACCAGCACCGAAGCGCGAATCCGCTGCATCTGCCGCAGGACGCTGGGGAAGTCGTCGCCCATCGTCGGCTTCAGCTCGACACTGATGCAGCCGTCCGGCGACCGATAGGCGCGTTCACTTGCGTCGGGCCGCTGGTTTGCGCTGCGCCAACCAATCAGGACATCGACGCCGGATTGTTCGAAAGCGACCTGGGACGCGAAGCGCCATTCGGCGAGGAGGGCGGCTTCGTGCCGCGCCGTCGCGTTGTCCAGATCGGCCTCAACCTGCTCAAGGTCGCCGTTTTCGATCGGCCGCGGACTGGTCGCACGCCATGTGAGCTGATCCATCAGCCTCTTAGTTTCCGATACGGCCCAGCTGCGCTCTTCAGCGTGGTTGAACGCCTTCAGCTTGGGTCGGGCGGCCAGAACGCACGCCATCCGGTACAGCGGGTCGAGAAACCGCACCTGCATCGCATTGTGCTCGGGCGTGTCGTCAGTTCCAGCACCGCGGGTGGCGATAGCCGCGTGCAGCTCCGCGAACCGCTCTGCCAGCCAGCCTTGGGCGGCCAGCCACTCGGCATAGCCGGGATCCTTGGCCAGCACCTCAGCGACGGTGGAGCCCTTGTGCTTGCCGAACGGCAGAACCAGGGCGGCGGGCTCGCTACTGGCGATCATACCGAGGCTGTCCCGGTTGCCCCGGTGCCGCATGGCATACCGGGACAGCAACGACCCTTATTGGGCTTGGCTTGTCTCTTCTGTCCCGTTTGTACCAGATAAATAAGAGAGAAGAGAGGAAGGCTGTGCATAACTGTCTCCCTATACGTGTGTTGGTTGCCGGGGCAGCCGGGGCAAACGGGACAACCCGCAGAAATCCGCCATTTTTCTGTCCCGCCTGCCTCGGTTGCCCCGGTCAGGTCGCGCCGAGCGGTGGCGCGTCGTCGATTAGGACGCCCAACGGGATCGCCAGCGACTTGCTCTTGAAGGCGGTCGAATATCGGACATCGAGGCCGCGCTTCGCTCCAGGCGCTCGCGCCAGGGTGCGGGGCCATCCGGCAGCCCAGCGGGTCGCCTTGAAGCGATCGGCCACGAACTCGGATTGGTTGGCGATCAGCAGCCATCCATCCCGCACCAGCAGCCCGCAACGCCGCAGCGCCGGTTCGCAATCCTTTGCGGTCAGGTATTCGAACCGGCCGAGGCAGCCGCCGATCAGCTCACTGATGCCCCGCTGATCAGGGCGGCCGTTGACGATGAGGCGGGTCTCGCCCTGCACCAGATGGGCGAGCGAGACTGCCCATTCCTTCTCGACCTTCGCGGCCGAAGCCGCCTCGCCGATCCACTCACGGTCCTCCAGGTACTTCGCTGCTTCCTTCGCGGTCATCTCGTGGCTGCTGGCCAAGGCGTAGGCGCCCGCCAGGACGACGCCAAGCGTATCGCCGGTCCGCCGACTGTGCCCCTGCCGGGCGATCGTGTCGGCCAGGGTCTCAGAATTGGCGCGGATCACGGGCAGCAGACTGAGCATCCGCGCGAGCAGCCTTGCGCCGAAATCCTTCACCATCACATCGGCGCAGGTGGACTTCAGCGAGTCGAAGCCGCCGCCTTGCTCGCTGTCGCCTGCATGCGGTGCCATGTTGAGCACGATGGTCCGGCTCTCATCGGCGGCCTGGGTCAGGCTGATGTTAATGGATGAAAACACGAAGCTCGACCGGATCCGGTACTCCCGGTAGCCGCCGTCCTTGGTCCCCTTGATGATCGCGCCACCGTCCTCGCTGGAGGCTTGGCGCGCGAGATGCAGGACCTGCTGCATGCGCGCCGTCGCGCCAACCGCCCCCTCGTCGGGCTCCGCCTCATCAAAGATGATGGGCCGCGCATCGCTGCCCAGGCGCCCTCTGATACCGGCCTCACTGGTGAAGCCCTGGGCCTCGATGGCCAGGTGGCGCAGCACCGGCTTGATGATGTTGTCGAAGACCCAGCTCTTGCCCTCGCCGCTCTCACCCGTGATCCAGAGGTGCGGCCGCCACGGCATGCCGCCGCAGAGCATCGCCGAGACAAGAAAGCCAGCCAGCAACCGCCTGTCGCGGTCCGGCTTCTCCCACCCAACCTCGCAGCACAGGCGGAGAAGGCCCGCCGCCTCCTTGTCGCTGAGGGGGGCTGCAATCTCCAACGGCATCTGCCGTGACTGCTCGTAGATGTATCGGCTTTCGAATTCGGACGGCGCAACGTCGCGTCCATCCACCCGCAGCACGTCGCCGAGGTGCATCACGGTGCGGCCCGCGTCCAACCACACGCCACGACCCCGGAGCCGGTCGGGATCATAGACGCCAACGCGCTCGCAGGAGCGCATCAGCTCGTCGCCGGCCTGCTTGATGGAGAAGCTCTCTCGGCCACCTGGATAAGCATTCTCCCACCAGCCCAGGCGGGCCAGCTGGACCAGCTCGCCGGCGGAATGCAGATCCCTCGCCCGCAGGCAGACAACCTGCCCCGTACCCTTAGGAAGGAAATAGTAGCGCCCTCGATCATGCCCAAGCGCCCGGAACGGTGCGCTGCCATGGGTGGTGCCGAGCTGCATCTTGGCCGCGTTGAAGGCCGCATCGAACCCGTCCGGCGCTTCAGGCATCGGGCATCTCCGGTACGCCATCGAGGCCGCACAGCCGGGCCAGCCGGTAGCCGGCTTTGCCGTAGGGAATGCCAAGCATCATGGCAGCGAGGTCGATAATGCTGTCACCACGGGCGCCGCCGGCATGATGTCGCCACTCGCCGGTCACCTCATCGAACAGGACGCCGAGGCGGTCGCGCATCAGCAGGCGGCATGGGCGGGTGAATAGCTCGCGGTTGATCGCCGCGACGCGACGACGCTCGAACCAGTCGGCACGCACTGCACGGCCATCGGCCAGATAGTCCCACCCGGGGACGCCGCGGCTGGCGATGGCGTCGGCGGCCGCGAGGCGCGTCCGGAGCGGGCGGAATCGATAATAGCGCGGGGCGAACTCCGGCAACGCGCCGCGCGGCACCGGGCCGATGGTGGAAGTGAACCCGAGGCCCGCAATGGCGCGCGGCAGATTGCCCGGCTCCATGGCTGTCAGTTCGACCATGCGCCAGTTGAGGCGGGGTTTGGTGGTTGGTGTCATGGAACCAGCCCCAGCACCATGCGCGCCTGGCCAGGATTGCGAGCCATGCCGGCAAAGCCGCCGGCGGCGCTCACCACGTCGATGAAATGCCGCTGTTCCGCTGTGAGGCGGCCGCCGTCCTTCACCTCGATGGCGGCGAAGATGGCGACGCGCTGGCCCACCATGTCAGCGGTGACCGTGATGGAGCGGAACCCGATCAAATCGGATGATCCGGGATGGAGCCCAAACCGCACCAGCCGGCCAGTGTGATCCTTCATCGCGCCGGTGTTGTTCCGCCAGAGCACGAGGCCGGGCTCACGGCCGAGGCCGAGGCGGATCGCCTGCAGGGTGGCGGCCTCGCTCATGCCGCCACCCCTGCCCGCTGCTGGCGTTCCTGCATCTGGTGCCAGACCCACCCATTCTTGTATCCGCGAGCCTTGGCGATCTCTGCCAGCTCGGCCCGGCTCTGCGCCTTCGCCAGCAGCGCCTTCAGCGGCGCGGCCCGCAGCGCGGCCAGGCGCTCGCCATCCACCTCGGACAGCGCCCCATCGACCGCCTCGATCTCGCGCGCCTGGATCTGGTACTCGTGACCGCATTCGGGGCAGGTCGGCGCCGGCGCGTGGACGGAGAAGCACTCCGGGCACTGCCGCGCCGGGTCCACCTTCTCCCTGTCGCGCTTCTTCTTGCCTGCGAGGCTCCATTGCCGATCCGCGTCCGGCATGCCGTGCGTCAGGGTGTTCGCCGCGTGGTCCAGCACGACCAGGTGCGTCTTGCCAGGCGCTGGCCGCAGCCCCCGCCCGACCTGCTGCAGATAGAGGCCGAGGGATTTCGTGGGCCGCAGCAGGATGACGGCGCCGACGGCCGGCACATCCAACCCTTCGCTGATCAGGTCGCAGCTGCACAGCACCTGCACGGCACCGGTGGCGAGGCCGCCGATGGCCGAATCGCGGGCCGCGGCTTCAGTGGCGCCGCTGGCGGCGACGGCACGCCAGCCGGCATCGCGGAATGCCTGGGCGGTTGCCTCGGCATGGGCGACGGATGGGGAGAACACGATGGCCGGGAGTCCGGCGGCATGGCGTCCGTAGTGTTCGACCGCGTTACCGACGATTTTCGGTGTGGCCATGGCGTCGGCCAGCGCACCGGCCTCATAGTCGCCGCCGCGGGTCCGAACGCCGGACAGATCGGGCGCCTCAGCCGGGGCAAAGACCTTGGCTGGCGTGAGGAATCCGCCGCCGATCAGTTCCGCCACGGTCGGGCCCACCACCATGGCATCGAACGGTCCGCCCGCCTCGACCCCCAACCCGAGGCCATCCATGCGCTGCGGCGTGGCGGTGACGCCGAGCAGCCGGGCGTTCGGATAGGCGGCGCATACCGTCGCCCACTGGCCGGCAACGGCGTGGTGCGCCTCGTCGATCACGATCAAGTCCGGCGCCGGATAGCGCGGATCACTGATCCGGCGGCCGAGCGTCTGCACGCTGGCGACCTGGCATGCGTCCCGCGTCGGGGTGTGGCCGGGGGCGATGATGCCATGCTGCACGCCAGCGTCGGCCAGTTTGGCACTGGCCTGGCGGACCAGCTCGCGGCGGTGCGCCAGGATAAGCACCCGCTTGCCCCGTTCGGCCGCGGCTGCGGCAACGTGGCTGAAAACGATCGTCTTGCCGCCGCCAGTCGGCAGCACCAGTAGGGGGGCGCGAGCGCTGGAGCGATAGGCATCGCGCACCGCCTCAACGGCACGAGCCTGATAGTCGCGCAGCGCGACCGTCATGCCGGACCCTCGATCTCGAACGTCACCGCCGCCAGCAGCCGTCCATGCACCTGCACCAGCGTCGCCCGCGGCAGCACATCACCCAACGGCATCCACCCGCGCTTGGCTCCGGCCCACACCTCCACGCCAGCTGCGAGGCCTTCTATCTCCGAGCCGTCCTGGCGGCGCAGCAGGCCGGAGAGCGTGCCGGGCTCTGGTGCCGGTTCCAGCGGGGCGAGAAGGTCGAGGCAATCTGTCACGACGTGCACCTGGCGCACCGCCGTACCGTCCGCGACGGCGCCCGGAACCGCGCCTCACACCTGCTGCACGTCCGCCATGGCCGCGGCCCCGCGCACGGCTCGCACAGCGCCTGGCCCGCGCCAGCCGGCACGAAGTCATCGCCGCAGGCGCACTGCGCGACGGCGCGGCCGGTCATCTGGATGTGCGCTGCCGCCCGAAAAGGCGCGGCCGAGGCCGAAGCCCCGGCCGCCAAGTTTTGGGAGGAAACACCATGACCGGCGGCCGTCTCGGCGCACGGCAAGCCGCCGCCTCCCTGGACCGCAACAGGGAGAAGCGCGGCGGGGCGGTTGTCAGACCGGAGGGGCCCCGCCGCAGCGCCGGCCGGAGCCGGGCGCGTCTGTGTGTGGGTGGCGCTCATTGGCGCCTCCCGAAATTGGTTCCGTCCATCTCGCGGATCTCAAGCCACATCGCGCGGATCACGAGGCAGAGGCAGGCGACGATGCTGGCCAGCACCACGACGGCGGCGGACAGCGCGGCGGTCATCATGCGTCGGGCGCCCGCTTGAGCGCCGCCAGCCAATGGCGATTGGCGCGACGCTCGATAGCTGCATCGAGGGCCATCCCCTTGGCCCATGCGGCGCGGAGACGCTTTTGCCTCCTATGCACCATCCGCAGCACCGCAAACCAGAACTGCGCCATGGCTCGATGCCATGCCAGCTTGAGATATGCCAAGTTTCGCTCTCCAGATGGCGGCGCGGTGTGCCGCGCGGCGTTCCTCGCGCTCCATGGCTGTGAGCAGGGCCATGCGAAGCGCCTCGATTTCGTGGGCGGCCACCGTGATGGGCTCGCCGAGGTGATGCGACCGGACGCGGCGAGGCGTCAGGCCGGTGTCACGGGCAACGGCATCGAGCGCCGCTGCCATTTTGCCGCCATGCGTACGGATCAGTTCGCGCGCGATTTCGTGCGCTTCCTGCCGCAGACCAGCAGCGCGTTTGGACCAATCAGCCAGCATTTTGTAGCTCTCCATCGTTACTGTTCGGGTCATGGCGAGTGACCTGAACAACGGAGACGGCGGCGAGAGCGGGGGACGGCAATCCCCTGCTGTTCGCATTGGTGCGACGAGTCGCGGTGCTGAGATGCGCCTCGCATGGGCCTGCGTTGCCGCGGGCGCGCTGGTCGCTGGGACGCTGCTGGCGCTGGCGTGGTGAGCGCATCAGGCGGCCCTCACCGGCTCGGAATCATTGCGACCCCCCGCCGGCTCGGCCACCATGGGGATTGCGACACCACCCAGGGAGAACCTCATGTTCAAGGACGAAGCCGCCATTCTGCAGGCCGCCGCCACACTGGCCGCAGCCCAGCACACGGCCTCTGCCATCCGCGAATCTGCCTCTACCAGCGCCTTCGGGCGCGCATTCGCACAACCCACGCCAGTAGACCGGTTGGTAAAAATCCTACGCGAGATGGAGAGCGGCGGCCTCATTTTGGCTGGCCTTGCGCCACCGGAGCCGGAGACGCCGCCGTCGCCGTAGGCCCACCTTCCAGGTATCGGCAGAGAGCTTCGGCGGAGGAAAGCAGGTCCAGCATTTCGGGGCCGTCTTCGCTGCCCACACCGAGCAGGCCGAGCGCCTCAATGCGGCGCTCCGCCGCGGCAGGCGACGGAGCGGCCAGAACAAATTCGCTGAGCGACTCGGTCTCAACGATGGCTGTTGCCGCGTCTGCGCGAATTCCGCGCAGCTTGAGCATATTCATGCGCGCCTCGGGCAACGAAACGGACAAAGACCAATCTGCGCTGTCAGACATTGTGAAAGCCCTCGGGATGTGGCTGGCAGGGCGGC